CGCGTTAGCCCCTCGCCCTTTTCTCGCGAGCCGAGGAATTGAACCCCGCCCCCGAGCCGGGTAGATTGCCTACGAGGAAACGGACCCCATGCCCATCCGCGGCAAACCACCCAAGCGCTCTCCGGCCGTCCAGATGGAGGCCGACGTGTGCGCCACCTCTGCGTACACGGACTACCTCCGCGCCTCGCTCATCCAACTCGAGCAGGCAGTGATCGATGCCAACAAGGCGGGTAGCTGGCAAGCGATGTCCACGCTCAAGCTCCGCGCGCTGGAGACCAGGCGCCTCCTCGATGAGGAGGTAGCCAAGGCAAGCTCGCCCGACGAGTCGATGTCTGACGAGCAGCTCCTCTCGATCATCGTCCAGGCGGTGGCATCCATGCCGCCGCAACACCTGGAGCGCATCGAAGACGCGGTCGAGCTGCGCCGCGGGGGCAAGGTCGTTCGCCTCGCTGGCGGTGGGGGCTCGTGACCCTCTCCGCTCTCGCGTCCGCTGCTCACGTCCTGGGTCGCCGCGCGCACGCTGACCCGCTGGCGTACTACCGCCCGACCCCGCCGCAGCTTCGCTTCTTGCAGAGCACGAGTCAGATCAAGCTCTTTCGCGCAGGCAACCAGGCGGGAAAGACTTGGTGCGGAGTCGCAGACTGTGTTTGGCGTTGTTTGGGCGTTCATCCATATACATTTGTGAAAGCCGCGCCTATCGAGGCATGGGTCGTCGTAGTCTCGTGGGAGCAGAGCCTCGCCATCCAGGGCAAGATCTGGGCACTGCTCCCCAAGGACGCGATCGAGCCCGACTGCGAGTACACGCCGGGTAAGGGCTTTCGCGGGAAGGTGCCGATTGTACGGTTCAAAAACGGAAGCATCCTCCGCATCCGCACCGTCAACCAGGGCGCGCTCGCGTTGGCCGGTGCGACGATTGACTACGTCCTGATCGATGAGCCACCGCCCGAGGCCATCTGGTCCGAGCTCGCTGCCCGTGTGCTACGCCAGCGGGGGCGCATCGCGATCACGCTCACCCCCATCGGCCTGCCGCTCGGGTGGCTCCGAAAGCTTGTGGAGGCCGGTGAGGTGGAGGACATTCACACGCCCCTGACGGTGGAGGCGACGACGCCGATTGGCGGGCGTCCCCTGTTGTCGAAGCACGATATCGACAAGCTCGAGGCGCAGGTCTTGCCCCAGGAGCGAGCGCAGCGCATCCACGGGGAATGGGACTCGGGTTGGGTCGAGGGTCGCGTGTTTCCGCAGTTCGACCCTGCTGTCATGGTCCGCGATGAGGCGCCTACGGGCGAGGCGCAGATCGGCATCGGCATCGATCACGGCAAGGAGAGCGGCGCACAGACTGCCGTGATGGTCGCGATCACCCGGACGGCGGACAACGAGCCGCGGATCACGGTGCTCGATGTTGTCGCGTCGAATGGCATGACAACTCCCGAGGAAGACGCGGCGCAGATCCTTGGGATGATCAAGCGAGCCGGCCTTCGGTGGGAGCAGATCGACCGATGGGTGGGCGACCGTGCGGCAGTGTCGCGCCGAGGGGGCGCGATCAAGAGCAACGCCCTGCTCGTCCAGGCGATGGAGAAGGCGCTCAAAATCCCGGTCGGCTCGTGGCCTGCCAGGATTCACACCGCCTACAAGCCGAGTGGGTCGGTCTACCACGGCTACCGCATCCTCCAGGCGGCGATGCTGCGCGGAGATTTCGTCGTGCACCCGAGGGCCAAGCGCCTTGTGGATGACCTCGGGAAGTTCGACGGGCGCGAGGCGAGCAGCCACAAGCACACGATCGACGCGCTGCGCTATGCTCTGGAGCTGGTGACCAGGCGGCAGTATCAGCCGCAACTCGTGCGCATCGGATAAAGGGGGGACCATGTACGCCACCGCCACGATCCCGCAGCCGCCAGCGCCCGCCAACCCCACTGAGGCACGCCGCGTCGAGCACACATCTCACCGATGGGCGATGATGGAGGGCCGCTGGCAGGCGCTGCTCGAAGCGCGGCTGGAGGCGCAGCTTGGGACGGTGCGAAGGGCTGCATGGGGGGTGCCCGACATCTCAAACAACCCCATGCGGACGGTCTGCTACGAGTTGAGCACCCTCTACGACTCCGAGCCCGACATCCGGCACAACCAACTCGGGCCGAGCCCCAACATGGATCGGCTCATCGGTTCGTCGGGGTCGATCGCTCGCTCGGGGCTCTGGGCGCAGATGGCACGTTTCCAGGCGTTGACACTGGCGCTCCGCGAAATGTGGATGCGGGTGGATGTCGAGGAAGGCCGGCTCGTCTACCGGCCGGTCCCGCCTCACTTCACGTTCGCCGAGTCTGACCCGGCCAGGCCGACGGTGCCAACCGTCTTCGGCGAGTTGCGCCTCCGCAGCGTCGAGGGGGTGGTGCTCTGGGCCTTCGATGTGTGGGACATTCGCGACCCCGAGGCGCCGAGCTACCGGGTTGTCGAGGCGCTCGACGGTTGGAAATTTGGGCGCGACCTGACCGCCACGATCCACGGCGCGACCTACACCGGCGCCGACTACCCGGCGGCATGGCGCCGCGCGAATGGCGCGCCCGTGATCCCGGCGCAGCTCTACCACGCGTCGAGCTTCGGCGATCGGTTGTTCGATCCGTTCGCCGCGATCGAGCTCTACGAGGGGTCGCTCAATCTCGCGGTCCTCTACAGCTACCTCAATCACTGTCTCCGCGATGCGAGCTACCCACAACGGTACGCCGTCGGCGTGCGCGTGGCTGGCATGGGTAGCTCCGACCTGGGGAGCCCGGCGGCGCGCTCCGAGGTGACGACGGACCCGACGACGATCCTCATGCTCGACCCGGTGGCAGAGACGAGCCAGCCGATGATCGGAAGCTGGACCGCAGGCTCGGACCCGGAAAAACTGGAGGCCACGATCGCCGCCGTGGCTCACCGCCTCGCGACCGACGCCGGCCTCGCGCCCTCCGAGCTCCAGCGGACGAGCGGATCGGCTCGCTCCGGGTACGCCATCTCGCTCTCGCAGGAGGGCAAGCGAACGGCGCAGCGCCGGTTCATCCTCCAGTTCCGCGCGGCGGATGAGGCGCTCGTCGGGCTCTCGGCGATCCTCTACAACCGATGGGCCGAGGCGAACAGCCAGCCGACCAACTATCCCGAAGGGGGATACTCGGTCCTGTACCGCGAGATCCCGCTCTCCCCCGATGAGATGCGCGGTCGCCGAGAGCACGTGCTCGCCATGCTGGAGGCGGGTCTCATGGACCGCATCGAGGCACTCCGGTTCTTCGGGTCACTCTCCGAGCAGGACGCGGCCGCCAAGCTCGCCGAGATCCAAGCCGAGCGGGCGCCAGCCCCGGCCATGGCCGAAGGAGCGACGGAGGCCGGGGCGGCGCCTGCCGCCGAGGGTGTAACCGAGGCGGTGGACGAGCTGCGCGCCGCGGACGAGGCGCTCTCCGGTCTGCTCGACAGCGCGACTCCCGACCAGGCGGACATCCTGCGCGCCGTGGTCGAGAGCCTCCGCGAGGCGCGCGGCTACCTGACGGGCACCGAGGTAGAGGCCTCCGTCGAGCTCCCTGGTGAGGTCGAGAGCGAGGCGAGCGGGGAGGACGAGGCCGCACCGCCAGAGCCGACCGCGGATACATCGGAGAGCATCGCCGCGGCGGCGACCGCAGCCGGTCAACCAGCTTCTGCCGTCGCGCTCAACGGTGCGCAGGTACAAGCAGCGCAGGGCATCATTACCTCTGTCGCCGAAGGCAAATTGCCGCGGGAGACCGGCGTTCAGATGCTGATCCAATTCTTCAACATCCCTGCCGAGCAGGCTGACACGCTCATGGGACCGGTGGGGCGGTCGTTCACGATCTCGCCGGAGGCCTGATGCCGTTGGACCTCACACCGCCAGCGACGGTCGCAGCCGCGGCACGACGCGGCCTCGACCTCCGACGTGAGTTTGGCCGTGGGGGGACCGCGGTAGGAGTCGCGCGAGCGCGCGATTTGGCCAACCGGCGCACGCTCTCGGTCGAGACGGCGCGCCGGATGGTCGCGTATTTCACCCGGCACGAGAAGGATCTCGACGCCCCCGCCGCCAAACCGGGCAACCCCGGCTATCCGAGCGCCGGGCGGATCGCTTGGCTGCTTTGGGGTGGCGACGCCGGGCGGACCTGGGCGCGCAAGATCGTGCGCCAGCAGCAACGACTCGAACAACTCGCAAAGGAGCGTAACAAATGAGCGATGAGAACACCGAGACGCAGGATGGCGGCGCAGCCGCGGCGCGCATCCGTCAACTCGTGAGCAGAGTCAAGGAGCTCGAGGGCAAGGTGGCCGAACTCGATCCTCTCGCAGCCGAGGCCGCCAAATGGCGTTCGCAGGTGGACGAGCTGAAAGCCGCCAGCAAGGCCGAGCGCGAGGCGTTGCGGGTGGAGCGTGAGATCCTGGCGGCGGGTGTCACCGACGCCGAGGGCGTC